CAATGTAAAGAAAGAATCCGTTGAACTGGATGAAGGTAGGATGAAAGAACTTCATATGCTTATCAGTCAAGGAAAGAGTGCTGCACAGATTGCTAAGATTATGAAAGTTGATGCTAAAACTATTAAGGTTTTGATGAAAGATTTCAAAGAATCCGTTGAACTGGATGAGGGACTACCTTCATATAGTTATCCAACCTTCAAAGAAATACAGTCAAAGGGCAAGAAACTTGGCGATTGGATGGGTAAATCTTACTTTGAATATGATGGTAGTGTGTGGATGCTCAAGAGTGGTAGAGCATCGAACCAAGGAACAGTTGCTCAAGCAAAGAAGAAATTCAACAAATCTCTTCTCAGCAAATTAAAGTTTGAATCCGTTGAACTGGATGAGAAATTTAAACCATCAACATATTACTCAATCGTTTACAAAGGCAAAGTAACGGAAAAGGGTAATAAAAAACAGATGCTCAAAAAAGTTAAACAGATGAGAAAGGATAATCCTAAACTGGGCAGAGAAGACCTTTTCATCGGCATTACTAGTAAACCAATTGGGGCAAAATGGCCATCGAAGAAGGGTGGTGGTGGCGGATATCGAGAAGAATCCGTTGAACTGGATGAGGCAAAGATTATCTCCGCGAACGAAGTGGTTTATCAATGTAAAGATAAAAAAGAATATGAACAATTTATGAGTGAGGCACAACAGGCGATGCACAAAGGATTGACTGGAACAAGGGGTGTTACTGGTGAATATAAAAAGTACACTGTGAGAATTCATTTTAAAGATGAAAGAAGTCGTAAGAAATTCGAAAGAGATGTGAACCGAAATCCCTATCTCGATGGTATCAAAGAATCCGTTGAACTGGATGAAGGACTACCTTCATATAGTATGCCAACCTTCAAAGAAATACAATCAAAGGGCAAGAAACTTGGCGATTGGATGGGCAAATCTTACTTTGAATATGATGGTCATGTATGGATGCTCAAGAGTGGTAGAGTATCAAATCAAGGACCAGTTGAGCAAGCAAAGAAGAAATTCAACAAATCTCTTCTCAAGAGTCTAAACTTTGAATCCGTTGAACTGGATGAAGTCGGTAGAGGACTCAACATTTCTGGCCAATCCAGCAAGATATCTAAAGGTCGTGAAGATTATCTCAAGAGTCCCGAAGGCAGAGCAAGTTTAAGAAGAAGAAAAGAACAGGATGTACGCGGAACTCCATTTGGAGAGATTTATACCATAGCATCATCTCACACAGCCGAAAAGATTCACGGCGAATTGGTTGATGTTCAAACTGCCAATCTTCTTATTCAGGTTGCTGATTCGCTGAATGATAATAACAGGAAAAGATTCATTGCTACGATTAATAAAAATCGTGCTGGCTTATTAAAGATGGCAGACTTCGCTTGGAAACAGGTTAAATAAAAAACGGGGTGGCTCCCCGTTTTAGTGGTCTATAAAGAATCTTAAAGTTCTCTTTTAATCTGTTGGCACAGTATTTATTAGATATAAATATAGGGTGGCAGATAAAAATTCCTACTTTGCAAAAAAAGATTGACTTTGTGATACAGTGAGGTATAATATAGTAAATTATGATAGACACCAAGACATTTAGGCACATTGAATTAGATTCAAACTTTGACTCCCTTAAAGTACACGAACGGGAGGGGGTTCGATATTACAAAACGCCAAATGGCACATGGCTTCCAAGTGTTACGACCGTTACTGGTTGGAGCAAGCGTGAGTTCTTCAAAGAGTGGCGCGAAAACCCCGAAAACAAAAAAGAATCAATCAGATGTTTGTCAAGAGGCAATCAACTACACGAACTGGTCGAACATTATCTAAACAACAATAATTCTCTTTGGGGCGATAAGATACCAATCGCCGTAGAACTCTTCAACCAATTAAAGCCAGAATTAAATCGCATCGACAATGTATATGTGCAAGAAGTGCCATTGTGGTCGGAGAATGTAGGCGTGGCTGGTAGGGTAGATTGTGTCGCCGAATTCGATGGCGAACTTTCAATTATTGACTTCAAGGGAAGTACTAAATCAAAAAGAGAAGATTGGATTGAAAATTACTTTCACCAAGCAACTGCATATGCTCTTATGTTCCAAGAGAAAACTGGAATGAAGATTGAGAATATTGTAATTATGATTGCTAATGAGGATGGAACTAATCAGATATTTGTAAAGAAACCTTTTTCTTATGTCAAAGGATTGTACGAAGACATTAAAACTTTTTATGAGGAGAATGGATGGCTATGAACCTAAGTATGATTTCAAATTATGTAAAGTCTAAATGGTCTAAAGGCGTTGGTAGTAAAAAGATTGATGTGACCACAAAGGACATTAGACTTCTTGGTTGCTTTGGTAATGGTGATGACATTGCTGTGTGTCCTGCTCTTCGTCCTTCCGAAGTAAAGATGGGTAAATTTTTATGTAATGAATGTGGATGTGGTGACAAGGCAACTAGTTGGTTGAATGGAACAGAGCAAGAGTACACAAAACTAGACCATCCTTATCTTTCTTGTCCACGAAAAATGCCAGGGTTTAGTGATTATGAACCATCGACAGAATCAGATGATGTACAAGAAACAAGAAAAAGAACAATTGAACTAATTCTTGGTGATGATATTCTCTCAACAAAAAATCTTATCAAGCCAGAGATGTCACCAGAAGAACAAAAAAAGAATAATGAAAAGCCTTGCCCTAGTTGTGAAACTAAAACAAAAGTCCGGCAAGAAATTGTTGATAAACTAAAAGCAGAAGGTTTAGAAGCAAATTTCAAAGATGTAAAGTTTAATACTAGATTTCGTAAACTTTGGTTTGAAGACGAACGGATTAAAAAAATAATAAGTGAAGAGCAGCAGGGTGAGGGAAAAAAGGGTTGTCCTAGTTGTGAAAGAAAAAGACAACTTCGTCAAGAAGTTGCTTTAGAATTAGCAGATAGTGGTTTAGAAGGCACAGAACTTGCTAATGAAATAGCAAAAATTGCTAAAGAAAGATTTAGAAAAGAACAATCATCTTAAGTACTCAACCCTGAGGCTTGGGCTATACTCGGGGGCACCTTTTTGAGTATGATCTACCGAATCTGCTAAACCTTGTTCTGATCCCTGTATTGCCATAAATGCTATTGTAGTAGAGTAATCATATTCGTGGTCATTTCTAAGTTTTATCATAAATCTTAGTTTGTTGTCGTAATTAGCAATTGCATCTTTTACCGCCGCCAAAAAGTCTACATCAAGTTTGTTGCCCGCTTTAATATTTGTTTTGTCTGCGGTAAATCCATAACTGTATATGTTATCAGTTAATATTTCAATTTGGTTTGAACCAGACACACCACCGCTATAATCATTCCACTGAGTAGCACCACCAACATCATCACCAGTGTGTTCTGCGGTGGCACCAGTCCAACCAAGCCCCTGATATTCCCAACGATTGTTTCCGTGTGTAGTACCATCAGTTGCAAGGAAACCACGACTTCCAGTTGGTCCACCTTCTCCGTGTCCAGGACCACTTAATCCTGTACCGCTATGATTATATTCATACCAAGTTGCGTTTTCATTAAAGTTATCTGGTAATCTGGCACCACCAGTAAAGTTTGCCTCATCAACTATGTCCGTGCCTGGGCTTTCAGTGCTGGATAGTGCAGAACTAATATTACCAGATGTACCTGCATTATCCACTGTAAGTGTAATTTTAGTACCACTTGAACCTTGTTTTGCAGTAATACCCAAGTTGTGGCCTGCTTGACCATTTCCCGATGATGCATATACGAAGCGACCAGCGGCCACCCCATTAATAGCATTGATAATAAAATCTGCGACCTGGTCATCGTTTTCAGATGCGTCAAAGGTGCCAATTGTGATTGTGTTAGCCGCTGCCGTTGCTTGATTGATATCATCTTTGTCTTCATCAAGTAAAATTGTAACAGCCGTGCCACCTAAACCACCAGCAGAGGTTGGTATCGATATCGTAAACGAAGCGTCCGCATCGCTAGTGGTGTAGCCAGTTGTATCAATAGCGTCTACCGCAGTGGCAGAGGTTCGTCCTATAGTATTAGCAGTCAGGCCTGGATGAACACGGTGAAAGTCAAAAAGATATTTGTTACCATCTGGAATAGTATCTGATTTATAGACGAAGAAAGAAAAAACAGCAGATACTAATGTATCACTGGAAGTTATGCCCGTTTCATCTAAATCGAACTCCATCAGTGTTCTTGCAACATAACCAGCACTACCACTCGAACCAGCGTGGTCTTCGGCATCTCCGTAAGGTCTTAATGTCGTTGTCCAGTACCCGTGAGTAAATCCATGTGGAATCGTACCTTGAAAATTTCCTTTGGCATCAAACCCTACAACTAAAGCACTAGAAGTTGGTAATTTTCTGTGTGGATTTTCTCGGTTGACACAACAATCTTTTGTGGGGGTAATTTTTTTCTGAATTCTTTGAGTGTGAAGATGACCACCAGCATCCCGGCCAGCAGTTAGTCCTTCATGGAGCATATACTTAAGTGCTTTTTTAGCCTGATGCCGTCCCATTTATTAACTACCAATATATCTAATTTTAGCGTCTGCGTTATCTGCTACAATACAAACCTTACTTAAGTTATCGATTTCTATAAACACATCGTCCATTTCTCTTAATGGATAACCAGTACCAGTTAATCCACCAGATGTACCCCCGCCAACATAAACATATTCAGCAGTTGAACCTGTACTTAGTGCAAGAACTCTTACACCACTTGAAAGTCCGTGTATACCTAAAGATACTCCTTGTCCACCCGCAAGCAACAACCCACCACTAATTCCACCGTGTGTAAGACCATCTGCTACTGTTACGGTAAGTGCAATGCTCGTACCAATTGTAATACCACCACTAATTCCTACGAGAGATGTTGAGTCGATTCCAACATAACCAGTAACACCTATATCACCACCAAGAGCAGAACCACCTGTTCCATATACACCAATATTACTACTTGGGTCAATACCAACATAACCAGTAACACCCACATCACCACCAAGAGCAGAACCACCAGTACCGAATACAGCAATACCTTGGTGTTGGTACATGTCACCTGTCGCACCAATAATATAAACAGAACCTGTCATACCGACAGCAGTTCCACCCGTTCCATACACACCAATTTGTGCGAATGGCAGATTTGAAGTGATACCAACAATAAGGTCTTCAACGATTGCATTTACCGTAAGTCCTGCACTACTGACAATATCCACATTCATTGCCGAAGCACCAGCGGCAGTTCCGACACAAGCCCACATGTCTGCAACATAATTACCAAAAGTATGCTTATCTGAAGTGTCCATCCTAACAGGAAGACCCTTAGTTTCTGTTACATTTGCCCAAGTATTACCATCATTATCAAAGGCTATTCCTATCAATTGGAAGTGTCCAGTTGGACCCCATCCAGTATCTTGACTATGAGTTATTATAGTGGCTGCTTCCGGCGAAGGACCTATGGTAACATTATCAGGTTCTGTGTGCGACATTATCTAAACTCCTTGAGAATTGTTTACCTATTATGTATAAATAATCTTGTATCGTATGTAAATTATGATATCATTATTTATGTAAGGAAAGAACTATGATTTTTGAGGACTCCAACAAATTTTCTGCCGATGTTGAAGACTATGTGAAAACGAATGGCGGTGGATATATCGAAGCCATTATATTATTGTGTGATAAGTATAATATTGAACCACAGGTAGCAGCAAAATTTTTAACACAACCGATAATCGAAAAACTTCAGACCGAGGGGCAAGATTCCAATCTTCTCCCAAGAGGGGCAAGACTACCCATATGAAAGGGTATGATGCCTTCTGTATTTATTTAGGACTGAAACTACATTTTACTAGAGATTCCTATGACTATTTTAAGTTTAATGGGAAAACGAAGTCATCTGTAAAGGTCTATAATAATAGGAAAGACCGTTTCTTCTTTGACAAGATTGCCAAAAAGAAGGGGAAAGATGTCTTCGGCTTTCTTGTTGCAAATTTTATAGCAAGAGGCGACTTCTGGATTGGTGAATTGTTTGATGATGAGGCAGAGCAGATTTTCACAGAGTGGAAACGCCGAATGCAATCGCTCACAATGGTCTTTACAGAAAATATTAATAAAATCTTTGAAGAAATGTCAAGTTCTGAGATGCATTTTGACGATATATTTATATCGGAAGATGGAACACATCCAGTTTTAATGAGGCTGGTATTGAGGGAAGATATCAGCATAGAGACATTTATTATTATGAATAAGATTCTTGGCTTTTTTAAACAGTTCGACCGAGATATGGATGACGATTTACTTTGGGACGAATTGAAAAAGAAGTGCCTAAACTACGAGCCTTTTGTGGCTGTAAAAGATACTACAAAATATAAAAAAATACTGGCAGATAAAGTCAAAGAAAGTTCTTGACTTTTAGCATAAATAAAGTATACTTTAGTATATAAATCAAATACCCCGTACACATCGTACACAACAACAAGGAGATTAATATGGGATTTTCAGATTTGAAAAAGAGGTCGAAGGGTGGCTTTGACAAACTAACAGACGAAATGAATAAGTTGTCGAAGGGTTCGGAGTCCTACAAGGATGACCGATTCTGGAAGCCAGAACTCGACAAGTCTAGTAATGGATATGCAGTAATTCGCTTCCTGCCTGCTTGTGAAAATGAAGACATTCCTTGGGCGCGTCTTTTCACTCACGGATTCAAGGGACCAGGCGGTTGGTACATTGAGAATTCTCGTACCACTCTTGGAGAGAAGGACCCAGTTTCAGAAATGAATACTCTTCTCTGGAACAGTGGAACAGATAGTGATAAAGATATTGCTCGCAATCGCAAGCGCCGTCTTTCTTACATCTCAAACATTCTTATTGTGAGCGACCCTGCCAACCCTCAAAACGAAGGTAAGGTTTTTCTTTACAAGTATGGTAAGAAGATTTTTGATAAGATTAATGAGGCTATGAATCCTGAATTTGAGGA